AAAATAACGCGATTCAATGTTGCGACATTGCCAGCAGAAGTAGCACCTGCTGTTGGTGATTCTAGCAAATATTTACGAGTGTTTTCTAATGTTACACCCATTACTGATTTTTTAGTGCCTTGTAGACCTTCTAATAGGGCTTCTTTAGTTTCCGCCCAACGGCCATTAAGTAGTTCTGACATTTAATTTCTCCTTAAATTTAAAGCCCAGCGAGTCTACGAATATCAAAAATATTTGATTCCGTTTCGCTGCTACGAGTAGTTTTGGAAATTTTATTTCCAGTTATTTCTTTAGCTTCTGAAAGCACTTGCCTCTTTACGGGGGCTTTTCCAGCAACGACTGCTGGTAGATACTTTTCAAAACTTTCATTAAGTTTCGAGGTTTTTACGCTTTCCATTAATTCACCCATAATTGAACGTTGCTCTGCGTTTAACGGAGATAATAGTTCGCCCATGATTTCTTTTCTTTCCTGTACTGCTTTTAACTTGCGAATTTCTGCTTGTTTACTTTCTAGGATTTGACCTGCTTTAACCACGGCAGTAGCTGCTTCTTGCATGGCCAGGTCTTTCATAGAAATTACTGAAAGTAGTTTGGCAGTTTCTGATTTTTCATTTAGGTAGCTAGTTTGGTATTCTGAGGCAAATGCTTCGAATAACTTGCGGCCAAATTCAGAACGACGAGCTGCTTCTATGTCTTCTTTGAGTGCGGTAATTTCGGATCTAAGGCCATTTCCGACTACGTTTTCGACCATTTTTGCTGCGCGTTGAACGAATTGTTCTTTTACTTTTTTAATTTCGCGGCGACCTTCTCGGAGTAGACGAACTTTAGTTTCGGCTAAATCTTCTTTGTCTGTATAAAACTCTGTAATTTCCTGAGCAAGAGCTTCAACTACGAAATTTTCAAGTTTGCCAAATCTACTAACCATTTGTTGTTGATCTTCGTGCAATTCTTTAACTTCGTTGGCTAACTGACGAGTTACGAATTTTTTCATAACTCCAGCACTTTCTGAAATTTTCCTAGCATATTTAAGTTTCATTTCTGCTAATTGCTTACGATCATCAGCAAACTCGCCAATTTCACTAACCAATTGTTCAGAGATCATACGATCTACTGCTTCAACCATAGTATTTTTGTCGTGTTCGTATTTTTGGGCAAATTCTTCTCGCAATTGTGTAGCAACTTGTTCACGATTTTCGGTTACCCGAGTATCCCATGCTGCTACTATCGTCTCTTTGATCTCCCCTGAAATCACATTGCCTTCATATAATTTATTTAATGCATCCAACATGTGTGATTCTCCCTGTTCATTTTAGATTACCTATCAGTGACAATAGGGTTTCTTTGAGATATTTCTGTGCTCTTGGATCACCGGTGACTTCACCTGCCACTCGCATTGCATTATATCCACCACGGCTATTCAATAAATGTTCATAAATAGGCGTTGGGTATGCGCCTGGAGCGGATGGTTGTGCTACCATATCCACTGTGATAATCTCAAAATCTGATACTTCATTTGAACCGTCACTACTGACGTTTCCTGATCCCCGTGATGAGACCCCCAATTTAACACCGCTTTCCAGCATAGTTTTTATGAGTTGGCCCATTGGGGTTGGTAAAATTTTTAATTTACCATAACCATTTGGACCGTCCATCCACATGCTTGTTATCATATGTGACACACGATCTAGGTTAATTTTAAGATCATCTGGATGATCGGCTTCGCCGAGCACTGAATAGCCATTTTGTATTTGGTCATTCAGTGTTTTGACAGCCTTGCCAATTTCATTAACGGGGTATACACGTTGATTGGCATTTCGGATGCCACCTTGTATACAAATACCACTCATATACAAACTTTTGCCATCCTTATCATCCGATTCAACGATCATTTTAGCTTCATTAAAACTAAGATGTTCCCGGAGATGTAACATTTCTTATCTACTGCCTATCATGCTTTTGTCATTAGCAGGTTTATCACTAGTGCCTTTCTTTTCAGCGCCATGACCTTTACCAACTGGTTTTAATTTTGAAGCACTTTTAGCACCTGGTACATTGATATTGCCACCAGTTTGTGGTCGTGTACTTGGATTCAATAAGCCACCTTGTGTACCACCCTTTTGGGTAGCGAAGCTTTTAGTGATATTAGCAGTGGTACCGCCCATATCATTTTTACCCGCGATAGCACTACGTGTTTGAACACCATTGTCACCATGTGTTGGTAAAGAAACTTTGTTCACGTATTCCATAAATTGTTCAAATTCATCATTTTCTTTATTCTTATCGCCATCGTGATGATACATATGGACTTCTTTTACTTCATCTTCGTCATCGGGCAATTCACTACCAAATTCGTCTTCTTCGCCGCCAAATTCATCGTCTTCAGTATCGAAGTCTTCGCCTTCTTCTTCGCCGCCAAACATATCAGCATGTTCTGGCTCATTTTCTTCGCCAGCCATCAATTCTTCGAATTCTTGTTTCAAGTCTTCCAGAGCATCTTCTAAATCCATAACTCTATCTGATAATTCACCTTCGTCTTCGTCTTCTTCAGGTTCTTCGTCGTCATCAGTTGCGCCAAATGGATTACTGGTGTCGGTTGAATCATCAGCAATTTCGTCTTCATCTTCATCTTCGTCCTCATCTTCGTCTTCTTCAGGACCAAAGTCAGATTCTAATAATTCTTCATAAATTTCGCGAGATTTATTGACCACGATGTTATGGAAAATCTCTTTTGCTGCTGCTTGATCCTCATTGATCAAAGCTTCAAGCATAGCTTCAAATTGTACTCTATCACTCATGTCAATCTCCTGTAATTTGTTATAAGGCTGTATTATATTTACGTTATTTATAAATTTTAGCACCCAAATAGCTACAAAATGCCCATTTTGTAGCTATTACCAAGTATTCTAGTATTTAGACAGGCGCCGCTGGGTTTGCGTACATTGCATGGATAAATTCTAGCTCACCCTCTTGTTCCACAATGTGTGCTTCACTACCCTTACGCAGTTCATTAAGTTGCCTTAATGTAAGTCGTGTTTTCCTAGTATCATTTCGATGCATAGTAGTCACATCACGCTCGGGATTATACCGCATGTCGTTAGCTACCTTCCTAGTATCTGGGTCAATATAAAATAGTTCTCGTAAAATCATAATGTATTTATGTCATCGGTGGAATTACTGGCGCTGGCGCTGCCCCTGATTCACCAGTTATATCCCCTTCCATATCATCTGGGGCAGACATATCAGTGGCCATGTCCAAATCACCAGCTATACCGGCTGCGGATAATCCAGCACTACGCAATTCACCGGCGGCATCAGTATGGGTTGCTTGACCTTTACCATTTTCCTCCGCCCATAATTGTTCATTTTCAGCAACTTCATCATCAGTTAATCCTAAAAATCGTTTTAAAGCAAATCGATTACTCATAAATGGAATCGCTTGAATAGTTGAAAATGTATTAATGCGTTCACTATCCAATGAACTCTGTCTAGTACTCGCGAAATTCATGGGTGGATTGAAGTTTAACTCAAATAAATTAGCATCAATATTCACACCACGTGAATTCATGTATAGTTTAAATTCATCATCAAATACTGATGTCATCAACCATTGCAATCGTTCACAATATTTATTAAACCGCAATTCTTGAATATAAGCAGTCCCGACCCGTCCATCATTGAAACTGGCTTGGCTATCATCTGCACCGGTTGGTAAATAACTACTAGGAATTCGTAAACCACGGAATAATTTATTAGTAAAATATTTTAAATCATCAATTTCGCCGAGGTTACTGTTGAAAGTCATAACACCAGCTGACAACGCAAATGTATGGTAATTATGAAATTCTTCATCAAAATCAATAGTTAATGTACCAACTTCAATTTCTTCATCTAAATGTTCAATTGCAATTATCCGATGATTATGTGTACTTTCTTTATTTCTAAAATCAGTCCAATTGTCATACCCAAATTGAGTGATCATATCGACTATCCCAACCGCAGTGAATCCATCATTGATTGACCAATTATTAGTTTGTGAAAATTTATTTAATTCACGCAATTTTGCCAATAGTTCTGGTCTGTTATTTAATTCATTGATGACATCATTGCAGGTAAAACTATGAGCGGTTGTATCTTTGATCATATCAATAACTGCCAGTAGTATAGCATGAGAATACTCGACTGGACGTGGTGATTTACATTTTAACGACCCCAATTTATCTGACCAAACTATCTTTGATTGTGAAGCTGGTAAATTAATTCGACTTTTACGATGTTTACCAGACCAATATTTCATGCGGCTATCACCGATTCCATTTTTCGATAGAATCGTTGTATCTGCTAATTTTTTAAATTTAACAGTACCGACTTCACGGACATTGGTATTGTGTATATTATAACTAATTCTGGTATCTTTGAGATTTTCAGCCACCATCATGTGGGTAAATACCCAATTATTTGTTGCGTTATCGAATATTTGTTCATATTCGTGATTACTATCATTGGATAATGTTTCATGTTTCCGATACATCGGAATAAGACTATCACCTACCGCAAAATTCCCTGCGCGTTTATATTCATTTGCATACTGCGGAAATTTATGACATGGGGTACATATAATAGCCTCGCCGTTATCAAGTGTTATTTTCATAACCTTGGCTGATGCTTGTGTAACCCCTGCCCAACTAATTAACCCAGGTACAATAGCACCGGTCGTTGGGTGGCATGAGTATGTCCATAATTCTTTTCCAGATTTTAATTCATGCCCAATATCGGTAATGGATAATTCACGGCCATCTAGTAATGATACTTGAGTGTCCATCGCGAAACATCCACCCGGTAACACATCTACCTTGCTACCACGACCATCGGCAGTCATTGGGAAAAAATAATCTTCATTTATTGAATTTTTGACAAAAATACCACTATTAATAGCAAATGTATGATATGAATGCCATCTACCAGTGCCATCAATTGTAATTGTACCAACATCCATACATTGAACTTTTTCAATACTAGCGATCCTAATGTTACTGACAGATTTCCCGATTGGTAAAATGTTCTCTTCCAAATATTCAATATCGCCGGTGACATCAAAATCAAATTGCTCATTAAAATACGAAATATGATCTTTTTTATTCATGTATGATAAATTACGTGGGTCATTATTGGATATATCACCGTCTTTGTTATGAATTACAGTTTTGACAGCATTTATATTTTCTTCCAGGTAAGTAAATTCCTGGTGTTTACTAATGGCTTTGAAAAAATCGCCAACTAATTGACGTGTCCATACCCAAGATTTAGCTTCGTGATCCCATACCTGCTGCAATTGCGAAGCATTAACTGACTCCAACCTAGTATTAAATGACATTAAAACATCATCAATGGTCAATTCACTTGCTTCAACAAAACCCTTGTCAAATACAGGTATTTTATGATCAGGTGTGCAGGTTAAAGTCTTACCATTATCGAATGTTATCTTAATAACGTCCGCATTTTTACGAGTAACGCCTGCCCAATTAATGACTCCTGGTACAACTTTACCAGTTGTAGGTTCGCAACTATATGCCCAGTTCTCCTTGCCTGCTTCAAATTCAGATATTAATTCAGATAATGTCAAAATTCTACCATCTAGTAATGGGATCTCGGTTAACAGGTCTAAGCAGAGTGGATTATAGGCGGAATCAATGACATTTGAATTATATGTATAGACACCTTGTTCTATCGCAAATGTATGATGTGCATGTTGTTTTTCATCACCATCGATAGTTAACGTACCAACTTCAATTAAGTCATCTAATATGCGACTAGATACGACTGTATGTATTGTGTCGTTACCAAGTGGATTTAATTCACCATTAAAGCCAATTAAACTATCATCGTGTAAAATTAATTCAGATGCCACGACTTCACCGCGATTAACTGTTGGAAATTTATGTTCAGGTGTACACACAATGATTGACCCATTACTAAGAATAAGCTCAATTACCTGTGCGGATTGTTGTGTTATACCCGCCCATGAAATTATACCAGGAACAATTGTCAGATTAATTGGATCACAACTATATGCCCAGTTTTCCTTACCGGCTGAGTATTCAAGTGCCAATTCTGAAATTGAAAGTATCCTGCCATCCAACAATGGAATTCGAGTGCTCATTTCAAAACATCCACCGCCGGATTGGCTAGGTATTCTTCGTTGATGTATTTCATTCTTGACACGTTCAACAAATGCCATTGCCATATGACTAGGCATATTACCAGTGTCTATGTGGAATACTCTACGCTCAGGTGCCCGTTGAATGCGATATATCAATACAGCATCTTCAAGCAATTCTTTTTGTTTATAAACCTTAAAGACATTTTCCAATAAACTATTGCCAAATGGATAATTGTTATCGAGACCTTCGGATAATGATATATGGACAACATGCGCTGCATCTATGGCATGTTCAGTTTCAGCCAATCCAAATCTACTACCAGTACTGCTACTTGGGTATGGACCTGACGCACCTCGTTGTGCACTTTGTGAACCCAAGGCACCAGCACCGGAAGTCATGCCGCCACCTGCTTGCCTTGAATTAATATTAGGTGTAATTTGTGTTACCACTAAATTTTCAAAATTTGGCGCTAGATCTTTTATGATATATTGTTCAGGTTTTTTACCATCACTTTCGTTGACAATAATTTTAACAATCTTACTGGGGTCAACCCAACTTAATTTTTGTGTTTCTGGATCTCTGATGAAAAAAGCATCACCGTATTTGTAAACATTACGAATTACACGGAAAATACGAGTATCAAATTGTTGCAATTTATTCCATTGCTGTAGATATTCACCCAGAATACGAATTTCAGAATTCGTAGCTTTGCTTCTCCATTTCACAGTAAAGGGGCTTTTTCCATCCTTTAATTTTTGTGTACAAAATTCTGCTAGAATGTCAAGGGCAGCATTTACTTCTGGATCACTATCCATAACTTCATACTGCTGGTACCGTTCCACTCGGTTGGGACTACCCGTGTACACATCAGGTAGATAGCTGGAATAGTTAGTTCTAGCTGGACCTGCTTTGGTCAAATTACTAAGTCCAGAAATAGGACTTAGTTCAGTGTCAACTGGGGTAAAATATTTCCGCCAACTCATATTAGTTCTCCATTAAATGTATTAATTTTTACATTCGTAAGCCAGTTGATTCCCTAGTATGTCTAGCCGTTTTGTGACTAGATTCACTAATTGATTCAGTATAACTCACCATGCGCATCATGTTGGTATTTAAGTTAATCAGTGCGGTATGTAAATCTTTTATAGTTATTTCCCCAACTGGCGCAATTGGGGAAATAACCGGAGGTTCTTTACTTACTACTGGCTTATTTTTATATTCGTCAGATGGAACATGCGGTGCCATTACGTCCCTGGTTGGTATTTTACTCTCAATTCGGCCAACCTCGGGAATTTTGTTAATTACCGGCGCATTCCCAACCTTCGTGTCAGTATACTTGATGTTAATTTTCGATAAATATTCAGATGCCTGTTTACTGATATTATCAGTATTTGACGCCATATTTGTTAATTTTCTCAATTCCTGATCTAACTTACTAATGCCACTAACGACTGGAGCACGTTCTTCATGTCGGTAACGAGGACCCAATTCAACGTGTCCATGACCAGATGACCCACCTATTGGTTTTTCATTGTAAGTCTCAGGTTTCAATTGGTACTTAACATTTCCTGGATTATACGGTTGCTCTTTTTTTCCACCGAGGTCTTTTACTTGAACTTTTACCCCGGCTAATTGATCCTGATTTGTCTTCTTTTCATCTAGAAATATCGATGAAATCGACGAAATTTGCTTAGTTATTTCTTCAAATATACCATGCTCTTTTTTTCCACCGAGGTCTTTTACTTGGTTATTGAATACACCCAATTGCTCCTTGGCTAATTTATCAGTATTGGAAAAAATAGTCGTTATTTTTTCACCAGCAGTTTCTAAAAAGTCATTACTGGTACCAAATATATCACGATCGGCATTGCTTTCGATTGCTTTTGTTTGATTTTGAAAATTACCTAATTGATCCTTAATGGATTTTTCATTATTGGTAAACAATGATGATAATTGCTTAGTGGCATCGCCAAATATATCACGATCGGTATTGCTTTCGATTGCTTTTGTTTGATTTTGAAAATTATCTAATTGATCCTTAATGGATTTTTCATTATTGGTAAACAATGATGATAATTGCTTAGTGGCATCGCCAAATATATCACGATCGGTATTGCTTTCGATTGCTTTTGTTTGATTTTGAAAATTACCTAA